AGGATGGAGTTGCTGATGCTACGGCTGATGTGTTACGTCCTGTGGGAGAAGCTATACTAGATAACCCTGACCTAAAGACAGCTGTAAATGTAGCTGCCGTGGCAACAGGTAACTCATGGGCTGTACCCATAATAAATGGTGCGGACGCTGTAGATAAAGGAGCTGATCCTGGGCAAGTGCTAACAAGTATTGTGGTGTCCACTGTGGCTGCACCTGTGTTAGATGTAGCAGGTAGTGCTGTGGCGGAGACATTAACAGATACCGTAGGTTCAACTATGGCTAATTTTGTTACCGATACAGCTGTAAATGTTGCGACAAATGGGGGTGACTTTGAAACAGCTATCATAGGAGCGGGGTTAAAAAGCACCGACATAATTAACAAGACCACAAACTCAATAGTTGATCCACTGAATATTGATACATCAACTGATCTAGGTAAAAAGTTAAATACGACACTAAAAACAGGTGTAGCTACACAACTTCAAGGGGGAGACGGTGTTACTGCAGCTTCTGTAACGCTTGCTAACAACGTTGTAATAAACCCAATACTAGAGCGTGGTGGTGAGTTATCTGAAGAAGCCTTGAAAGATGTATCTAACGTGTTGTCTGAAACCTTTGTAGCAAGTGCAAAAGGGGAAGATCCAGTAAACGCACTTAACAATAGTTTAAACAACGTAGCTACTGAAGATATACGAACACTGATAGGAGAGAGTGCAAAGAATTATATAGACCCTGTAGAAGAATTACCTATGGATACAGGAGAGTTTCTAACTGAAGCGGTATTACCTGACAAAGAAACATTAGATCAATTTAGAGACCAGCCTGACCCGTTACTAGCAGCGCAAGAAGAATTTGAGAAGATAGATGCACCTCCTGGAGCTTTAAGCACCCCTCTAAAACCTACATACACTCCCCCTGGGGTCCCTAGGGAAGAAACACCCGTAGGTGATGTGCCAGCAATAGCACCTGAAGCACCGATAGACATACCCTCTGCACCAAAAGATCCTTTTCCTAAAATAGTCGAAAGAGACCTCCCAGATATAAAACCTGTAGAAGAAGAGTTAGGGGGAGTTATAGACCCTGCTGTGTTTAACCAAGAACCAGACGTAGATGAATTAGTAAAAAGCGACCCTTTTTATGGTTATTATCTAGAGGGCAAGGAGCTAGCTGAATCTGACCAAACAAAAGAAATAGCTAAAAACATAGATAAATTTTCAGCTAAGAATATAAAGGCTGAAGTGAAGCAGTACAAAGAGGATTTCAACAGAGGTGTAGATACGACTGTTGATAATTATTTAACAGGAATAGAGGCTTTAGCTAGAAGTGGTGTAAAATTGCCTGGGTTTGATAGCCCAGAAGAAATGTTGGAGTTTGCTTTAGAACAAAAAGATAAAGTTAAGTTTGAAGGTCCGTCAGCAACGTTGCAATTTATAAATGAACAAGGGGAGGGTTATAACTGGAGTAAATTAGACAATGCTATAATAGAACAAGGCGCAAATATAGGAGCGAGTGTTCTTGCCGCTTTAGGTATAACTGCTGCTACGGGTAATCCAGTTGCGGGTTTGGCAGGTCCTTTTGCTGTTGAAATGTTACAAGTTATCGGTCCTATAGCTATGGCTCAAGCAAAGAAAAATGGCAGAGACGTTCCTAATAAACAAGATTGGATTTTTGCTACAGGTGGGTCTATAACAAGTGGCGCATTAAATATGCTACCGTTTACCAAATTAAAGATACCTTACACTAAAGTGCCTGTAGGTCCAACCGCAGGAGAGTTTATTACTGAAGGAACGCAAGAGGCTGTGCAAGATTACGCTAGCACTGCTAATAAGTATTTTGACAGTGAAACGTTTAAAAAATTACCTGAAAACATGAAACGGTATTTAGGTGCAGGATTTATAGCAGCTGGATCTACAAAATCAATAGAGACAAGCGCAGATGCTGTGAGTGTGATAAAAGATGCAGGAACCAATGTATATAATACTTTTGCAGGAAAGAGTGAGCCGTTAGCTCCCATATCCGCTCCCGTTTCGAACGCAGATAAAGACGCGATGATACGAGCTATGTATTCTGAAGCAGGTAATCAAGGAGCAGACGGCATGGCTGCGGTAGCACACGTTATATTAAACAGGACTGCAGACAAAAGATACCCTACTCGTCCTGAACTTGTCGTGAAACAACCCTTCCAATTTTCAGCTTTCAACCCAAAAGGTAAAGGTGGAAATGATTTAGTAAATATAGACACAAATAGCGCAGAATATAAAGCAACTGAAAAAATACTAAACGATGTATTGTCGGGTAAAATAAAAGATAATACCGAAGGAGCCACACATTATTGGAATCCAAGCATTGTTAACCCAAATTGGGGAGATAATAAACTATCTGAACACTCAACAGGTGGTAAAAAAATAGGAGATCACTTATTCGCAGGTAAAATAGATCCTCAATCTAAAACTACAGTAGACCCAAAAGTAGATCCAAAAGTAGATCCAAAAGTAGATCCAAAAGTAGATCCAAAAGTAGATCCAAAAGTAGATCCAAAAGTAGACCCAAAGGTAGATCCAAAGGTAGACCCTAAAATATCTTTTGATTTTCCAAATGAACAGGTTGAAGAGGAGGAAGAAGAACAAGTTTTAACGCCCCGACCTGAACAACCTGACCCAGCATCTGCTATTTTAGGTGCTTTAGGGTCTAGGGCAGTTAGAGTAGACCCCCCAGAAACAGGAGATATAGAATATTTTTATGATTTTGAAGATATTTTTGCTAACCCCGAACAAAGAAGAATGTTGCGTACTCCGTATGAAGATAGTATAAATGAAGACATTGATGGAATAATAGACGAGCTTGCAGAACCTAATCCATTTGATAATAGAGGCGGAGACAGCACTGATAACTTACTTAAACTACTTAGGAACATTGGATAATGGCTGAGAAAAAAAGTTGGTGGGATACTCTTTTTAACACAGATTATGATGTTCCAACGAGTTATGGAGAAACATCTCCTAGAACTGTTACTAGCACAAGCACCCCTAATCTTGAAACGTTATATAAGAGAGGGTACACTCCAGAGTCAACACCTACCACACAGTTCAACGTACCTGATTTTGTTAGACAATCTTACGATTTTGTAAAAACAGCAACAGGTCAAAATACTCCAAAATCTACCCCTTCTACTTCAGACTACATAAATCTTGCTGCTATGGGGATAGGGGGGTTAGGCTCTTTGTTTGCACCTGGACTTTTTATGGGAGAACCACCTGTTTCTGGTTATCAAGGCAGTATACCTAACTACAGAGCCACAAGATCACGTGTAGCAAACACATTTGATCCAAATAGACGACCTGGGAGTGGGGGACAAAGGTATTTTTCAGATGTGCAATTTACACCTGTTGGAGAAGCACCTGTAGCGGAACAGGCAGCAGCGACTCAAGTTAAAGGGTTAGAAGCATTAAACAAAGCAAATCCTGCTAGTTTTCCTGTAAAAACTATGAATAAAGGAGGTATTGCTACAGCCGCTAAAAAAGAGGGTATGTATTTAGATGGGGCTACAGATGGTATGGCAGATGAAATACCCGCTATGATAGACGGAGAACAACCTGCTATGTTAAGTGATGGTGAGTTCGTAATCCCTGCTGATGTTGTTAGTCACTTAGGTAACGGCAACTCTGACGCAGGCGCAAAAGTATTAGAAGAAATGATGGATGAAGTTCGAGTGGCGAGAACAGGGACTAAAAAACAAGCTCCTGAAATTGACCCCGAAGACTTCCTTCCAACGTAGGAGAATATTATGGCTAGTCCTTTAGGAGATATAGAACTAACTGATCCAAATGTGGGTAACTTTACAGGTGTGGAGTCTAACTTGTCACCGTACGTTGGTCCATATGTAACAGAAATGTTGGGTAGAGGGCAAGGACTTGCATCTATGCCATATGAAGCGTATACGGGACCTTTAACAGCAGGTCCATCGGACTTACAAACAAAAGCATTTGAGGGTATTGGTAGCATCAACATACCAACAAGCGATATGGGTGCGTTTACGCCCCAAAGTTTTACAGGTGGTATAGCCACGCAGTACATGAACCCGTTTCTAGAAGCTGCCCTAGCACCGCAACTAGCTGAAGCAAGAAGACAGTCAGAAATATCTGCTCTTGCTGATGCCTCTCGTTTAACCAAAGCAGGAGCTTTTGGGGGCGGTAGACAAGCCATAATAGATGCAGAAAGAGACAGAAATTTACAACAAAATTTAGCCGCTATCACAGGAAAAGGTTATACAGATGCTTTTGATAGGGCTATGGGGCAATTTAACGTAGAACAAGATAGAGCTAGAGGCGTACAAGAAGACATAAACAAGTTTGGACTTGCGGCTTTGGGTAGACAGGCTAATTTAGGCGCAGTGCAACGAGATATAGATGCTGAAGGTATAACAGCTGACAGACTTCAGTTTGAGGAGGAGCGCGATTTTCCATATAAGCAAGTGCAGTATATGCAGTCATTACTACAAGGGCTACCACTAGCTACTAAATCCTATACCTACCAACAACCTTCACCATTAAGTACCTTTGCGTCGGGGGCAGGCAATCTTGCAGCTCTAACAGATGCGTTTACTGATTACTATAAGAAAACGTTTGGAGAAGTCTGATGAGCTTAATGGACATAAATAGAACTATGAACAAGAAAGCGGATGCTTTTAGTTTGTTACCCGAACAACAACTCCAAGGCATGAATATGCAAGGTATGCAGTCATTACGCAGGGGTATAAGTCCTGATTTGGTAGAGTTACTAGCCGTACAAGACGCGATAAAAAGAAAAAATGACTCTAAAAATGCGCTAATGTTAGCACAAGAAGAAGACCCTAACACCGTAAAAAGCCAAAAAGCAAATGAATTAGTAGAACAAAGTCGGCAAGAGTTAGGACTACCTAGCCAACAAGAAAAAGCGATGGCTGTGGCACAGGTGTTAGCTAATAGGCAAAAAACAGCAAACAAAAACCTACAACAAGTTATGAGTAAAGGGCTAAAGAGCGTGAATAGACCCAACATGTCTGTTCCTATGGCTCAAGGTGGTATTGTGCCTTACGAAGAAGGTGGGTTTGTTGATTATGTAAAAGAAAATCCTTTAAGTGTGTTGGGGACTGGAGCGTTGGCTGCGGCTAATCTTATACCAGCATTTAGGGCGCTTAGATTTGCTGCCCCAGCCGCAAAAGGACTAGCAGGTATGGCGCAGAGAGGTATTCAGTCGCTGGTTAGTAAACCAAAGTTCAACCCTAAAATGCAAGGACCTCTGCCAAAAGGGGCTAAAATTACTGATAGAGTGTTCTCACCTCGACGTACCGCTACAAGTGCAGGTATAGGGGCTATAATTGCCGACCAAATGTTAAAAGACGAAGAGCCAAAACCAAAGAAAGAGGAGCCTAAAAAAGAGGATAAAAAGCTAGATTTAGATAAAGATACTACACCACAAACAACCACAGTTCCTACTGTTGACAAGGGAGCAACAGAAAAAGAGAAGAATGATGCGTTTCAACGGCTTGTTAATATAGCCACAGCCCCAGGTGGTTTTAAGAATATGGCTAGAACAGACCTACGTAGATCACAATTACTACTACTAAACGACCAGAAAGACAGACAGCTTGATATACAAGAGCAAACTGCTAAAGCGCAGCAAACCATAGCTGCAGTTACCAAAGATAGTGCTGCGTACAATAAGTTGTTAACACAAGCAGAGAAACTTCAGAAACAACTAAAAGAGATTACTGATGAGGTTATGAACACACCTCTAGGACAGAAATACTCAATATTAGAGATGGAAGCGGCTGAAGACGAGTCTTTACAAGAGGAACTAGAGGCGCATAGACAGCTTATAAGAGCTGCCATTGAAGAGCGAGCGCAGTCATTTAAGTCTGAAGATAATATAGGGTTAATAGCGCAGCTAAAAGCCATACAGAACAGACTATATTCAGAGTCCACGGGGATAGATAGAACTAAAGCTCCTAAAGTAGTATAGGAGAGGCGATGCCCACTTACGAGATATACAAAAAAGACGGCACTCCGATAAGGGTAGAAGGCCCAGAGGGAGCAACCATTGACGATCTTATAGGTATACTTGCGTCAGGACAACCTGAAAGAGAAGAAGATACACTAAGCCCCACACAAAGAGCTTTCGCTGCCATACGCGAGGCTAAAAGAAAGAGACCTGGAACTATAGCTGACCAAGCAGGTGAGGTAGTAAAAGGTCTCGGTAGTGGTATAGCAGGTATATTAGAAAGTGGTGCGCTAGGTGCTGCAGCTATCTTACCTGAAGTTTTAGAAGATCCTGTGCGTAGAGGCATAAAATCTGTTGGAGAAGGGGTACAGGACTATCTTGCTCCTGATGCAAATATAGGGTATGGGGCATCAGCCGTGCCACGTAAGTTTGCAGAAGCCCTAGGGTCTTTTGGTGGCATTCTTGGTACAGCCGCAATAAACCCCCTTGCAGCGGCAGGTCTAGCGGTTACAGCGGGTGCAGGTGAAGCCAGTGAGCGAGCCAGAGAATCAGAAGCCACAGAGGGTGAAAGAACAAAAGCCGCTGTGCTGGGGGCAGGAGTAGGGCTATCAGAGCTTATATCTCCCACAAGAATACTTAACAAGTTAAGAGGTGGCTTGGGTAAGACTGCTGCTGACGACATATACGATAAGGGAGGACGTATACTACAGGAAGCAGGTGTTGAGGGTCTGCAGGAATATGCAGCTGCGATAGGACAAAATTTAATTGAACGTGGTGTATACAACCCAGAACAAGGCACATTTGAGGGGTCTGGAGAAGCCTTTGGGTACGGTGCAGGTGTTGGTGGGTTTGTGCAAACTATCGTAGAAATGATTGCACCTAGAAGAGGAGCTAAAGCAGATGTTACAAAGACTGACGACGACGGAAGTGGAGAAGGCACTGAAGCTGATTTACGAGGCGAACGAGAAACAGGAAGACGTGTTGATCCCTCCAAATCTAAGAAAACTGGACGCACTAGAGTGGGTCCTTCTGGAAAACTTGCTACAGATGATACTACTGGAAAAGAAAAGAAAGACGCTACATTAGAAAAAGAAGAAATAGATAGGCTAAACAGAGAGTTATTTGAGGCAAAAGAAGATATAAATGAAGGTAAAGTTGAAGATAACTTTGAGGAATTAACAAAAGAAGCAGAAACCGCCTTAAACGAGGAATACGGAGGTGAGTTAGTCGAGGCTATAAAGAAAGTAAAAGAACGAGAAAAAGAAGGGCTAGATCGGCTTGGTAGAGGTGATAGAGAGTTCCTAAATATAACTCCAGCAGGTGAAATTTTCTTAAAAAGAGTGAACCGTGTAGATCAGACTCCTGACCAATACTATGCCAACCTATCAGAAAAGATTGATCCTGAAACAGAGTCAATACTTAAAAGTAATGAAATACCTGTTTCTGACGGTATGACAATAGGAGATGCTAGAGATAAATTATCTGAAAAAGCAGGTAAAGATGTTGTTAAGATACCTCCTAAGTTTTTAAGAGGGTTTCAACCTAAAGAGACGAAAGAGGCAAATGAAAAAGCAGAGTCTGTATACAAGAAGAATCTAGAAACAAAATATTACCTTGAGGCAGGGCAAAAACCTAGAGATTTAGAACAGTTTAATCTTTCAAAAAGAACTTCTTCGTTGGATATGGATGATCTACCCTTGCAAGATAAAAACAAAATAATAGCTTTGATAGAGTCAAAACCTCCACGAGAAAGAGGAAAGTTTGAAGGAGATCCTAAAGAAGATCTAGACGCAGATTACCCTAATATGGATTTTCTTGTAGCTCAAACTCTTAGTAAAGACCCTAGTATAGAAAACGCTTTAGATGAAGCAGCTTATCAGATGCGGTTTCCTGAAAGAGAAGCGGAAATACCTGACAATGCTACACCTTTACAAAAACTGAAAGCCATAGAAAAAGCTAAAACTAAAGAGATAAAAAAATTTAAAGCAAAACCAAGAGCAATAATAAATCCTGATGTAGCTCCATTTAATCCTGCCGTAGACGGAGATTTTGACACTTACATACAAAAGTTAGTGGAAAGAGAGGAAGCAGGGGAGAAAATATTTATGTACGGCAAAGAGCAAGATGTCGGAGGAGTCTACTATAAGGGGATGAGAAAAAAGATTGGGCCTTCTACCCCAAAAGCAAAGGATGCGTATTTCTTAGATAATACAGGGCAGGAAGCTGCGTTAAGAGTAGCGGTTTGGGTAGATAATAACTTGTCCCCAGAAGGAAAGGCTTGGTTTAACAACAGAGTAGAGTTTTACAGTAAAGACAAACCCATAGGCACTAAAGCACAACAAAACATAGTCAGAACAACAAAGCCTGCAGAAGTTGAAAAAGAAGCCGAGAAAGACAGAGAACAGAGTAAAAAAGATGAAAAACTTTTTAAGAAGCAAGTGGTGGACCCCACAACAGGAAAGCGGTTTGATGAAGACTTAGTTGGGGATATTGGTTTTTACAGTATTAAAAAAGATAAAATAATACCTATCACAGACAAACAAAGGCAGTTTAATAAAAAAGAAAAAGAAAAGATCAGGAAAGATTTAGCTGACCTTTTAGGCATGTCCTATCTTGACATGAAAAGATATGACCGATACGCACCTGGAGTTGACCCTGTAGGTGCTGAAGAAAAAAAACAAAAGGCTTGGAACAAATCGGTTGAAGAGGCAAAAAAATACTTAGAAAATACACTCAATCTTGTGCCAACCTTTTCTGATACTAGACCATCACTTGATCTATTGACAACCACTAGCTTAACAAAACCAGCTTACACCAAAAATGATTTAGATGATGTGGCAAAAGATTTATACAACTTTAGATATAAAGCAGAATACGTAGGTACAGGCAGGGGGTCAGCAGAAGCAGAAACAATTAAGAAAAGAAAGGAACTGGAGAAGTTTGGGGCTAAAGCTGTTGAACGTAAGAAAGAGGAACGTTTTTTAAAACAAAGAAAAAAGAAAACAGCGTTAACATCTGAAGAAGCTGTAGCTATAGCCATGAAATATGCTCGTGAGAACGGTATGCTGATAAGAAGAGAGGTGGACGCTAGAAAAAGTGAGAAACTTCTACTGCCAATAAATGCTGTTATGGACCTTGAATACTCATTGTCTACCATAGCTATAGATCATTTAGCTAACAATAGACTATTTGAAGCCTTAAAAGTATTAGCTTTAGATACTGATAACAGAATAGTAGCCCAAGTTGCTAACAAGTTTGCTGACTTAGTAGGTACAACTGAAGTTGTTATCGTAAAGAATTTAAAAGTTGGTAGAAGAAAAGCAGCAGGGTTGTTTGACCCTAAAACTAACACTATAAAATTAGACGCAGAATCTGGTATGACACCTCACGTGTTACTGCACGAGATGGGACACGCCTTGGCTTCTGCAGAACTAGCCAACCCGTCAAGTGCGTTTGCTAATCAGATAAAAACTATATTTGACCAAGTAAAAGACAGGTTAGGCACAGCATATGGCACAAAGAATGTAGACGAGTTTGTATCTGAAATATTAAGTAATCATCTTTTCCAACAAGAACTAAGTCGTATAAATATACAAGGGGAAAAGATAACAGCTATGCAAAGAATTAGAAACTTCTTTGGCAATCTGTGGAGACGTTTAACCAAGCAGCCCAGGGTAGACATAGATGCTCTCTCTATAACAAGTGATATTATAGACAGTTTACTAGCTCCTGCGCCAAAGTATCGTGATGCAGGTACGTACTTTATGAGTCCATCAGACATGAAAAAAAGTTTTAATTCTTTCTTAAACGGTCCTCAGAAACGTAAAAAGTTTATGAACAATCAGGAACAAGACACGTTTATAGACCGTGCTGTTGAAACTCTAGCTAGAGGAGGAGTAACTAATTTTGCAAAAGACTTGTTTATGGGGGTAAATGACCTGTTAACGGCAACTACCATAGCAGACAGAGCAGGGTTTAATGGTTTGGGCAATAAACTAAACATACTTGTGCAGAAACAAAGAGGTGGTTTGGAACGAGCAGGGCAAGAGTTTGACGAAGTTGTGCAAAAACTAAAACCTTATATGACAAGTCCCAACTCGGATAAAGCTGTGCTTGATGACGTGATATATAGCTTGAAATACGGAGCCACCATATATCAAGTAGACCCGTTGAAGAAAGAAAAAGATTATATTGATAAAGATGGTAACGACATCTTAGATCAGAGTGGTAACAATCTGCGAGAAAAATGGAAAGAAAATCAAAAAGTATGGAGAAAGTTAAGCCCTGCAGGTAAACAAGCGTATAAAGACATGCTTAACTACTATAAGAAAGAGTATGGTAAGTTAAAGAAGTCAATAGAAACAGAACTTAGTCGTTCGATGGATAAAAAGCGAGTTGACGCTATGAAGAAAGGCCCACTTGCCAAGATATTTAACCCAAGAAACTTAGACGTATATTTTCCTCTCATACGTGAAGGAGACTACGTAGTAACATACCAACTTAAAACACCAGAAAAAGATGGTGATCCAAGAGTCACACTTTTAACAAAAACGCAAACCGCTGCTGATAACCTTGCCCGAAAGCTAGACGCGGATGATACGGTGGTTGCGAACTCTGTACGTGTATACAGCCAACAAGATGCCACTTCTGACTTTGTTACCTCACCACCGACTGGGTTTGTAGGAGATATACTTACAGCTATAAACGAAGGCAAACTACCCGCAGAAGAGAAGAAAGCTGTAAAAGATGAGATTGTAAAGCTGTATATAAACACGTTACCAGAAACATCATTTGCTAAATCACTCACCGCCAGAAAAGGTGTTGTAGGTTTTGACCCTGACTCTTTTGCAGCATTTAAAGATAAGGGTTTTAGTCTTGCTCGTCAGGTTGTGCAGTTAGAAAAAGGCAGAGAACTTAGAAATATAGAAAACGACATACGTGCAGTTATAAAAAAGTCCAAAGACGAGAAAGCTTACCAAAACAACTCTTTCTTAAGAGACTTAGGTATAGGATACCCAAGTGTGAAGAGGATAGGTGATGATCTTCTAAAAAGATCTAAATTTGCAAGACAAGGTCCCGATTATAAAGGGGTAGAAAAGATAGCAAAAACAGCAAACCAGACAGCGTTTCTTTACACCATTGGTTTTAACATATCGTCGGCACTTGTTAACTTGTCTCAAATACCCTTGTTTGTATACCCCTATTTCGGTGCAGAGTATGGGTATGGTAGGACATACGGCACGATAATGGAAGCCGCGAAGATTGTTGGTAACGGTAAAGTTGATATAACATCTTACTACGACATCAAAGACGGAGAGTACACCGTTAGAGATAAGATAGGTAACAGGCAACTTCGTGAAGGAGAGAAGTTAAAAATGAAGGCGTTTGCCCCTCTCATAAAAGAAGCAGATGAAAGAGGTCAGCTCACGCGGTCTTGGATACTAGATGCCCTAGGACTAGGGGAGACAGGACGAGATACGCGAGGGGACTACAACATGATAGATAAGGTGGCAGGATTTTCTGCAGCCATGTTTAACTTTGCGGAACGTGCTAACCGTCAAGCAACACTTCTAGCTTCTTATGAGTTAGCCCTCAGAAAGTCTGTAGACCCAAATAACACTATGTTTAAAGAAGGTGAGTACTCTTTCAGTAAGCTAGCCGATGCAGCCACTGACAAGCAAGTGCAAGATGCTGTAGAGCTGGCACTTCGTAAAACACAAGAAACTAACGGAGGCACGGTGTTAGAAACGGCTCCACGTATAGCACAGCAGAATATTGGTCGTGTGGCTATGATGTATAAAAGTTACGGGATACGTATGTATACGACCATGATACAGTCTGTGCGAGAGCTTATAAGAAGAGACAAGGATCTAACTGACCCTGACAGAATAATAGCTTTGAAACAGTTGGCAGGTATACATCTAAGTGCATTGTTCTTTGCAGGTATACAAGGTCTTCCTTTGTATGGGGCTATAACTATGATATGGGATTTGTTTCTAGATGATGAAGAAGACGACGCAGACACCATTGTAAGAAAAACAGTTGGAGAAGAATGGTACAAAGGGGCTGTAAACCTTATTACAGGCATGGATATCGCATCCAGAACCCGTCTCACAGGGTTGTTGATACAAGAGAATCGTTATAACAAAGACGCTTCATTCGAGGAAAACTTACTGTTCTATCTGGGAGGTCCTGCGTTAAGCACAGTTGACAGACTATTACGAGCCACCAACGACTTTAAAGAAGGTAACTTCGAAAGAGGCGTAGAAAATGCTTTACCTGCCGCATTGGCTAACGCATGGAAAGCAGGTCCGTTTGGTAGAATAACCAGAGAGGGTTATCTTACACGTAGAGGCGATGCCATATACGGAGATCCCACTTTCGGAGATCTACTTGGTCAGTTCGCAGGGTTTCCTCCCGTAGAGTACACACGGCAAATGGAAAAGAACAATATCAAAAAAGGCATAGACACATCTATAAACCGAAAGAAGACACAACTAACAAAGAAACTTTATGTAAGCATGCGTCAAGGTAATTTAGAATTGTACGAGGAAGCATATAAAGAATTGATAGCTCACAACAAACGACACCCTCTATCCACCATAACAGGTGAGGACATAATGAGATCTATGAAACGACATAGAGAGACATCTAAAGATATACGTATGAATAATGGTATAAACATATCTTCAGCAAATAGGATGCTCTTATTGATGAATGAGAGCGAGTACGACAAAGACTATAGATTTTTTGGGTAAAAAGAGTGACCACCCGAAGATGGTCACATAAGAGAAAGAGAGTGACAAGTGTAACCTGTCACCCTACATTTATCACAAAATTCTCCAAATGCGAACACCTAATTTATTATCTTCTACACGCACATGCGTTTTTATATCCCAACCTTTTGTTTTTGCTATATTTTTTATTTGTTGTATAGCCGCCTGGGTATTGATACATAGGATAAATACAGAAGAACTTGTTACCATATTATCCCAATCTACTATAATTCTCACACCATCTGGGTTCAAATCATCAGACTTCAATATGCCTTGTCTTATTCTCATTCTCTATAGAGCAGTCTACAGCTATAACTCTCGTTACAGGCAGGTTCATGTGTGTGCCTTTGCTTAGACGCATGGTGGTGTTTGTTGCACCCAGTTTAGTTTTAAGGTCCTGCATGAAAGATGTATAGTCTATCTGCTGTTGTCCACACCATGCTTTCAAAGGTTTTGGTATCAGATAGGCACGTTTTAGATCAGTTTCATAACGTGCAACTAATTTACCTCTTGGTAACGCTTCAGGTATGACAATATTAGTAACACCATCTTCTTGCTTACGTAGGTCATCAGTGCTTTTTATCCATAACACGTTGCTCCAATGTTCGTGTATGTAATCATTAAGTGTTTCTTCTACAGATACACTCATGTCTGATACCTCGTTCTTGCTCTCTTTCAAACGATCTATCGCCCACTTAAACACTTTCTTTGGATCATAATCCACAAGCCCCAACCGATTTGCCAGTATAACACCTGTCATACTAGCCGCTACCAGAGCAGACCAAAATCTATTCTCTGCTTTTAACCCTGCTTGAATATCCACTCTGACTTGTACCTTCTGTAGAAGCTTCTGCACCTCTTCCAAATGGTTGATAATGTATTTTATGTATATCCTACCTGCATGCCCGTGGTTACGCTGTAGCTGTAAGTTAAACTTGTCTGTTTCTTCTTTTGAACCAAACTTCATATTTGGAACACGTATCTCCATAAGTCTCTGCGCTTCAGCTTTTGGCATGGCTTTGGCTGTGCTTATCTTTTCTATCAAACTACGGTTTGCACTTGTGACTGCTATAAGTTTCCAAGGCTTACCCCGCTTTCGTTCTACGTTTCCACCTTGAGACATTCTGTTTCTTTGTTTACCGCTTGTAAGCTGATACACAAGGTCAGACAATTCTCTAGCCGAAGCGTTCGTAAGTTCGTCCATATATAATGGTAGACTGTGATATAGCTCTCCTCTGTTCATCATAGAGTTATGCGTGTCCTTCTCAAATATTAACAAGTCAGCGTGATTACCCCATACAGACAAAGCTGTGTTCATAGCTGTAGTCTTACCAACTCCTGACCCACCATTTAGATGTAATCCTGCACAGTTTATTGGTAAAAGAGACATGAGAGGCGAACCAAATGACGTGCCAACCACAAACTGATGTAGTTCAAACCCATCACGGTTATAAAAGTTAGCTAAGTTCTTCCACTCCTCTAACGTGCCTTTGGGTTCAAATGCTTTCATCAATCCTGCTGTTTGCACTGATGGAGGGTTAGACCGCACGTCATCTTTACGTATCTCTTCCTTACCAAGAACAAAACCTGCAAGTTCTTCATCTGACCAACCAAACTGTGTGCGAGCCATGTCAGCTGTTGTCTTTGCTTGCAGTTGTGTTATCCACGTCGTTGTATACTTCATTATATCCTCCATACCCAACACAGCTATACCTTCCATAGCTAGTTGTTTTCTAAGTTCTTCCCTAGATGTTACAGAAGTTAGAGGAACTGTAAACTCTCTAATACCATCTTGCGGCAAGTGTAATCGCATGACGACAGCTTCACCTGTGTCCTCGTCACGAATACGCTTAGTAACATACAAGTCATTCTGGTATATCATCTTATCTTCTGTATTACCCTCTTTATCTTTAAAACGCATATACACGCCACCATTCGCCCCCCGAAAATACGGCTCTGGATATAGGGGTATATCTTTTGATGCAGGTGCTTTCTTTATACTTTTACCTAAAGATATAGGGGAGGTTATCTTGTCCCAATGTGAACAAGTCGAGCATGGCTCTGGGTCTTCCTCTGCAAACTTAGCACACGTATAAGGACCTTTTATGAGTTCCACCTTCTCATCTGTTAAGTGTTTGCTGTACTCTGGGTGTCTTTCAGACATCTTATGCACGGCTTTGTCCGCATCGTTACAGAACTTTGCGATAGACAGCCCTGCTCTCCACAAGGGTTCGCTTATATCTTGTTGGTTCTCCATTATATTTTTTAACTGTTCGCATCCTCCACCTTTCATGGTCTTGGTCAGTATGTTTTTAAAACCAAACTCTGAGTTTTCTATTATAGCTTTTTTAAATTCGCTTTCTTGGTTATCGACTTTGGTGGGTACAGTCACCCCCTCTTTACCAATCAATCGTGCAAACTCATCAAACTCCACGTCACGAAACTCACCTGTACCAAAGAACATGACAGGTTTCTGTGTGCCACGTTTGTGGTTACGTGTGCCAGGAACTCTAAGTACACGAGCGGCATCGGCAGTTACACCATTGTCTGCTGACAAGTTATGCTGTATACACATATCCTTCAGTCCCTGGGCCACGGGTAGCCACTCACCATAGGATACACTCTCTGTAAGCACCCAGTATACGTGTATACCATACCCAGAATTAATTAACATCGGGCGAGGTAGACCTGTCTCTTTGATAAACCTTTTTAAATCATGAAAAGCTGTATTCTGGTCAGGATATTCTTTACCTACACCGCAGTCCAAATCTAAGTAAAAAGAACTCAAGCTCTTTACGTTTGTTACTTTTCTATCATTGCTTGTTGTAAAAGTGGCTAATCCAAAGTATGCGTTTATACCTTCAGCATCTAACTCGTTAGCCCTGCTTATTACATCATCTATAGTTGCATGGAAGCTCTGTACTTTCTTGTCACCAAGACCTAGTACAGAATAATATCCATCACCTAAAACTCTCTCTAAAAATTTTTTTGTTTCCATTTTTCCCACCTTGTGCCGAAGACACCACGACAAGATACGGCACGTTATCCTTTCGGCAAAAGCCTAGTCGTGGTGTAGTTCTATTAATCGTCCCAATCGTCAACGATAGAACTCAAGTCGTCATCAGCATCCTTGGTGGGAGGGGAGGGCTTTTTAACGACCTTCTTTGGTTCTGCCACCGCATCTTCAGTAAAAGGGTTATCTTCAGTCTTATTGAACACAAACCCGTCAGTTGCCTCAAAGGGATTTCTCTCTTCCATAGGCACATACTTTATAACCTGCACGGCTTTCAAACGTAACGACACGTTCTGCTTGCCACCCATGTCATATGGAACAAACTGCACAGCTATATTCACCGTGCTGCCCGTTGTTAACAAAAACTCATCTGGTAACTTGTTATTGTTAGCATCAACCTGCAAAGGCTTTTTAGTCACTTCGTTTTTGTACGCCCCTTTCAGATTTGCCTTGTGAGTGAACATGCCGTCATCGTCTTTGACAAAAGTTCTCTCCAACTTATCTGCCCATTTGTCTTTTTTGTTAGCTTGGTAACATTCTGACATGGCAGTAAACAACCCCTTTGCAGTAGCGTTATCCATACGAAACTGTATAGAATATTCTGCGTTCTGAGCGTTAGGCTCACACGGCACAGATCGCCCCTCGTTACTGTCAAAGTGATAAGTTCTGTTTATTTTAGGCCATAGAGCCTCTACGTTTTTTATAATATATTGTTCCATTTATCTCTCCTTCTCTCTATATTATAAATCTTCATCTAGTTCCGCTAGTGAATCTTCGCCCACTGTTTCTTCGCTACGGCTATTAGATGTTTTCGTCAATGCTTCAGTTACATCTGAAATACGAAACCTATGAGTTTTACCTATTTTTACATAAGTATTCTCAGGTATGTGTTTCTGATGCACCCAAGCACGAACAGTCGATACAGACACGCTAAAATGTTTAGCTACGTCCTCTATTGTTACAAAAGGTTCATTCATTTCTTCCTCACAGAAATTGTTACTTCTTCTTCAATCTCTAATCCCTCTGGCTTGAGATCAGGATTTTCTTCCAAGAACTCTCTCATGTTCGCCTGATTGATACGTTTATCCAGTAACTGAGGTGCATTCTCTTCCACAATAAGTTTATGTATCGCATCCCATTCACTGACCCAGTATTTCTTTTTAGTCGAACGAAAAAATAGTCCTTCGGAAGTTCTCACGCTTTCTACATTATGGTCTTCACAATGAGATAGCATTGCCTGTTTTACGGTATCCATCTGTCGTATAAGTTTGCCATCTTCTTCCTTATACTTGGCTGACAGCATAGATCTCTCTGCTCGTATACGTAGATACGTTTTTGCCAATTTGTCAGGGGTTATTTTACTACCCATGTCTCTCTCCTACTCTTATTATCTAATAACATATAATGTCAAAAGATTACTTAGTCAAGCACTTCTTTGTAAAGTTCTACAAATTTTGTGTGAACGTTTATTTTTCTATCTAACAGTCTGTATACATGCTTTTCTGCGTCAGAACCTTGCAGTTGTACTACAGTGCATTTATGTGTCTGACCCGATCTATGTACACGTGCGTTTGCTTGGTCGTATGTTTCTAGTGAACTTGTTGGTCCCCACCACACGACTGTATTAGCTCGTGTTAACGTAACACCATGTGATGCTGCTTGTGGTTGGATCACGAGTACCTGTGGGTCAGTCTCTTCTTGAAATTTCTTAAATATCTGTGTGCGTTTATACGCAGGGACATCGCCTCGTATGACCTCTGTAGTTATTCTCTCTGATCTAAGTTTGGCTGTTAGTATATCTATTGCATGTGTAAATGGTACAAACACAAGAACTTTCTGGCTTGACTCATCGATTACCTCTCGTAGCACTTTGTATCTGTTCTTTATATCAAACTCTAACACGTCACCTTCGTCTGTGTAGATTGCCCCTGCTGATATTTGCAGTAGCTTGTTAAGAGTTACAGCCGCGTTTATAGCGGTCACTTGCTCGCCTGTAATGTCTAACACAAGCTTTGTCTTCAGTTCTTTGTAGTATTTCTTCTGTTGGGCGGTAAGCTCCACCTGTCTCTTCGTGTATACCATAGGGGGTAGATCTAGGCACTCGTCTTTAGTAAAACGTATGGCAGGTTGCAATGCCCTAAACACTATGTCTGTAGCGTCTGCCCGTATCTTCCATGTAAACTGAGATACTTTGAACATGACCATATCTTTAAACGCACCAAAAAATCTTGGTACTCTGTTTGGACTAACGAGTTTTGCCAGACCGTATGCGTCTGTAGGATTTTGCGCGGCTGGTGTGCCTGTCATCATCCACAGCCACGTGTTATCATGTATTAGCTGACGTAGTAACTTCCAGCGCCTCGTTTGAACATTCTTATAGTGTGTGGCTTCGTCCACAATAATTAAATCAAACCCACCTTTTTTAAGGTCGTCCAGTACAATACCGATACCGTCATAGTTTATAACTACATAATCCGACCCCTCTTGTATTATCTTCTTACGTTTATCTGCTGACCCATGTGCTACAGAAACTGTGCGGTGCGTAGCAAATGTAAACAAGTCATCACGCCATGCGCTATCCATAATCGAGAGCGGGCATACTACAAGCACCCTGTTTATCACACCTAATTTCAGTAGGTAATCCGATGCCCATATAGCACTCGCTGTCTTTCCTGTCCCTTGTTCGTTGAAACAAAATCCTTTCTGATGTAAAGTAAGGAATGATGCTGTCGAAACTTGGTGGTCAAATGGTTGGTATCTTCCTGTCCATGTGTATTTTGCTTCTATGGGCGATGGTGATTTTATACCTAGCTGATTCAGGCTCCTTGCCTCTTCCAAACCCCAGCTAACAACCACTTGGTTGTCCCCTACAGCTTTGCTTTTAGGTATAGCATTTATAACTTTATTAGGGTCACGTAACCGTAACAGTAAAGCCTTGTTGTCTATTATTTGCATGTCTCTTTCTCATTTTTATTTATTTTTTATTTTTATTTTTAGTTTTGGTTAGCACAGACTTTATAGTCTTTGCTTGTTTCGCATGGGTCTTTGACGCTTTACTCAAACCCTTGGCTACTTTCTTTAGTTTGTTTTGTATCTGTCTAGTCATTTTTTCTTGGTCGCCCCCTTTTTCGCTTCGTGTTTGGCTCTGAGTTCTTGCTTGGCTCTTTTTGCGATCGCGGCTTGTCTTGGCTTTCCTGCAACTTTGGCTCTTTGCTCCACCACAGTAAGGATTTGAATCTTCCTAGCATATGGCTTATTAATGCGTTTAACCTTACGAGCAGTTGCTTGGGCATCTGCC